TAAAGGTTTATAAAAGTATAAGTGTCAGCCGTGTGTTTGTCAAATTGTTTTGTAAAAAAAAAAAGGGTCCTAAGACCCTTTTAATTATCTTACTTGTTGGAACCCTGATGAAGAATCATCAAAATTTCTAAATGTTTTTTTAATTTCAATTGGTGAATAATCTTCAACCTCATCTTGAGTTAAAATATATTCATTTTTTCCTGATTTTTCCATATCCTCTTCTTTATCATCAAAGAATTGACTTAATTTTTGATTGAATGGTCCTGAATCCAAACTTCTAAGTTCTAATTTTTCTTGAGGTGTTTTTTCTCTATATTTTTCAATTTTCATTTCTAAGTCATTTAACTTTGTCATAATACCATCCATCTCACCTAACTTAGATTCTAAATTATCTAAATGTTGAAATAGGTTATCAAAATACTCCTCTTGTTTTTGTTCAACTTTTTTCTGAGATTTTACTAAATCAGTAATATCCATTTCTTCAGTTTTACCCGTATCTCCTTCACCGTCAACTTTTTCAACATCAGGGTCGTTTTCTAAATCAACAGGTTGTGGTCCAGCAGGTGCCGCAGGTGTTGCGGGAGCAACATTTGGGTCAACAGGTGCCGGAGCCCCACCAGCAGGTGGTAAAGCATTTGGGTCTTCACCCGGAGGTGGAGGTAATGTAGCCTCTTGTTCTACAATATAACTATTAATTGAATTATATCTAGCAATTTCTTCTAAAATTCTATTATCTACTTTTTTCATTTTATCCGTTTAATAATTGTTTTACACCAGTTGTTGTTTCAACTTGTATTTTTCTATTTTGACTCATTGTATTGTCAACTCTTTCAATTAAACCGTCTTTCATTCTAATTGTGTAACAATCTCCTGAATCTAAATCACATACTTGTTTTGAACCGTTACCCATATCTTTTTCAGTTGTACGGGTTTTTTTACCTAAGTAATTTTCTAATAATGATTTTGTATCCATAATCTTTTTTATATATAAATATCTGTTTATTTGTAAATGTTACTAACAAGGTGGTGTTCCATTTTTAGAACACGTTTGGTCTTTCCAAGAAACTTGTGTACCAGTATAAGGTTTACTATAACATTCACAACAAATATTATCCTTAATAGCGTCCCAATCACCCACCTCAATCAAATCATTTGTTTTCCAACCTAAATCAGGACAACCTATAGGTAAAAGAACTTGTGTAAACACATAACTAATTTTTGGGAACGAATCAACTCTAACAATTAAATCAATTTCAAAGGTTTGACGATTTTGAATGGTTTTCAACGAATTGACAGTATCCGGTTGAGTTTTAAACGTACCTCTATTATTTTTTCCAATAATAAATGTATCTAATTCTATTGGTGCCGTAGTCGACGCAACATATAATTTCGCCGGATAATCTTGGGATAATGTTTGACCTTGATTAATCACCAAAAAGTCACCCGATATAGAACCATCACTATTTGTTGTAAGATTCTGTAAAAAATAAGTATCAAACACTCTGGAATTTTCAAAAACAACACTGTCGGTATTTGTCGTTGGCGTTGTTGGTGCCGGTGGATTTGCCGGTGGTACCACACCTGTTACATTTCCACTTGTTGGGTTATAAATATTAATAGCGTTTTGGACATTACTTTCAATTGTTTTTATGTCTGTAGTGCTCATTGATGTATAAACAGAATCTGAAGTTGGTATTCCCGCATCACTATTTAATATAATGAATTTAGCAATATCTGTCGCAGATATTGTTGCTATGTTACCAACTCTTTTTTCATATCTAGAAATTAAGAAATCAATATTTTGATTTAAACTATTAAATGTAACATATGGCGTATTTGAATCACTACAATAATATTTTTTAGTTGTGAAGAAAACCTCAACCGATGGACCCCAATCTTGTAATAAATCCGTTCCACTATAATTATTCGATTGAGATTGTAACATACCACTTTGAGACGAACTTAAATACATTTTAGCAAAAACTGAGTAACGTATTTTTTGGTCGGTTGTTTTTGACGATATTAAATCAATCACTTCTTTATATGTAGCACTAGAACTTACTTTATCATTAGTAACTGTAAATTTACCATACTTATCCTGTTTTGCTTCTTTAGGTTTACAGTTTTGACTATTACTTTGAGTAGTCCCATCTTTTTTTGTACTTTCATCAACTTTATTGGTTACTTGTTTTTGAACACTAGTGTTAGTCGTAGTTGCAGTTGTTGATTTAACCGCTTTTTCTTTCTCTATTCTATCTTTTTTATTTTTTTCTTGAATTGATTTTAATAATGTTGTTTTTAACGATTGAAGATAGTTATCTATCTTAGGTAGGGACGCGGTTGGTTGTCTGATACCTTCAAATACAGTATCAAAGTGACCCGGTGATATTGTGTGATTAACTTTTTGTATCATATATGGACCACTAAACATCGGAACGTGTCTTAAATTAAAATACATCGTTGGTTGTATCATAGCATTACCCATCATAGTTACAGTACAAGCATAACTTCTATTTTTATATAAATTATATAATGAATTATTTTGAGTAGCCCCACCTCTATTATTTGCCTGATTGGCCATTTGATTTAATACTTCTAAAGACTCTGCCGTTGCTAATCCGGGATTTTGAGCAACATTAAATCCTTGAAATATCGATTGGTTTTGAGGTCCAAAATCAACATTAAACCCAACAACTTTATTTGATTTATCCCAATCATTTTTACCTATTTGGTTTTCAACTAATGGATTATCAACACGTCTTAAATCAAAAGCGTCGTTTCTATATCTAAAATCAACATTTTCTTTAATATCAGGTTGTTCACTTGGTTTTCCCGCATAAAAACAAACCATTTTAGCCGATGAATTTCTAGTATCAACATTCATAAAAGTCCCAAACAATGTATTAGCAAACTCTAAAGTCCCTTCTGGTTTTGGTTTAGGATTTTTCACTGCATCTTGAACATTATAAAAATTAACATATGATGGTATATTCATAACCACAAAGTTATTTTCAACCAATATTGTTTGAACATATGTTAACATTGTTGTTTGAACATTAATGTTTGTTAAATTATCTTTTAATTTTTCAACATCAACAAGGATTAAATTACCAATATCTCTACTTGCTCTATCCATTAATAAAACGTCCTCAAATAATGTTTTTTGTTTGAAATCAAATCCGGATATCCATTTATCATTTGTCGCCTTAAATGATTCCCATAATTCAAGTTTAGTTTGTTTACTTTCTAAAATTGTTTTAGGTTCAGGCTGAGGGGTAAAATTAACATTAGGTAATGATTTTTGTAATTTAATCATAAGACTATTAATCACTCTGTCAGTAAATGAATCTAAATTATCTAAATACCCATTCATTAATTTAACAAACTTTTGATAATTTAATGTATTATCTTTTAATTTTTGAGTCGCATAAATTTTAATAATAGGCGCTAACTTTTCAATATTATAAACATCAAAAGCCACATTACAATCAATAAAGAAATCAGTAATATATGAACCACCGTCTTTATAAGATAATTCAGGTATCTCAGAAAAACCAACATAGGTATCAAGAGCCTTCCATTCTAATGGAAAATTGTTGACAGAGTTAATATAGGTAGTTCCACTAGGTAATGCGTTTGGTGTGTTATAGTTATAATAATCCCACGTAACAGGTGTTTCAATAAAATGATTATTTGAAAATGTATAAAATAATTGTTTATTAAATGAAGATGGATTACCCAATTTAAAATAAACATCATAATTTAAAAATTGAGTAATAATATTACTTATACCAATTAATTGTTTTGACTGAACATCACTAACAAATTGATTATCATTAGTTGTTGTATTAGTAACTTTCATCATTGTTCTCATTAATGATTGAAAATTTTTAAATGATTTTTGTGTATCCGTTTCCGTTGAATTTTTATCCACATCAAAATCATAAACTGAAATTGTAAATTTTAAAAATTCTGATTCAAAATTATCTAAAGCGTCTCTATCAAAAACTGAAAAGATTTCACTCATTTTTGTATAGTCAGTTAACACCCCATTAATTGAGAAATTCTCTTGAGAGCTTTGACTTGCAAAAACTTGTTTTAAATAACGAATAGGGTCCGGTTTAACAACCTTACTATTATCAAAATATCCATAATTAGGTGCCGGCCAAAATAATCTAACAGACCCATTATACATAGACGTATTACCCGTAACTTGATAAACTATATTGTCTAAGTTATCAAAACACTCATTCTTAGTTTGATTTATTAATCCTCCGTGAGAAGGTACCACATAAGAATATTGTCCGTAATCTGTGGTAAGTGAAACTGACCAGGGAATTACAGATATAGTTTTACTATTTCCGGTAGTTGTGCCAACAACATTATTGATAACCGCTTCCGGTACATAATTTAACTTAACACCTTTACTAAACCCATTTTGAATGTCCGAACTTGTATAACCGGTATATATATTATATCCTTGATAAAAAACACTAAAGTCATTTATTAATTTAGGGTAAAAACCGGTATTAATAATTGTTTGGACACTAGTAGCCCCTATTGGATATGATGGTATCACATCAACACTTTCTAACACCATAGTAGTTGCGGATGTTTGTCCCGGAATTGTAAAATTATAAACAGTCGATGTTTTACCACTAACCGGGTCATAATTAGTTACATAATCAAAATCTTTCCAACAATTATTTAATATATCTACATTAGTATTAACGTATGTTTTATATCGATGCCAAATAGAACCTATTTTTAAAACCCACGCATAAGGAACTTTATGTAAAGCCGCAAATTTTTTCATAGATGCGAAAATATAATCTAAACTTTCATCAGAATAATTTGATTGATTACCATTGTATGTTTTATATTTTTCTCTTAATGTCGATAACGGTAAACTATTAATAAACAAATACGCAGAACTAATATACGGATTTTTAACACTATTTTTAGAATTTTCAACACCCTCTTGAATTGAGTTAATAAAATAAGGTGTGTTTAAAATTGATGTGGTCTGATAATTACTAACAAGACCAGTATAGTTCAAATATTTAACATCCCCCTCTGTAGGTAATTGATTTGTATATGTTCTAGTACTATAAAAGTTTCTTAAATCATCGTCGATGATTATTGGCATTACAACATTTTTATAAACAAAATTAGTTATTGGTTTTTTAACATCTTCAGATTGTGAATCACTAAAGTTTGTGATTACCTTTTTAGTAGGATTATATAATAATGTTTTTGTCGTATTAAACGCTAATTTTTCATCTGTAGCAACACCATTGGCTAACCCTGTCTGAACCCAAGTTTTATCAGTAAAAGGATAAGTGTCCGTAAAATCATATTTGTTTGAGGTAGTTGAATTTGAAACATAATCTATAATGTCTTTTTCACTTGTTACTGAAACTAATGGTTGTGATTTAGAACTATTAATTGTTTCACTATATATAAATTCAAACGAAGCGTTTTCAACAATATTTTTAATATATGGTGTGTTAAATATTCCTCTTATGTAATTTTGCCAACTAATAGAAACACCTTCATTTGAAATATGTTTTAACACATTTTCAAAATTAGCAGATGTAAGATTATACTCTTTTAAAGTTTTAATTAATTCAACATCACTATTATCAGACACACTAATATTAATATTATTACTTTCACCTTCGGCAATTACGTTTGAAATTTTATCGGCATCCGATGTTAAATTATTAACTCTATCTAATTTAGTATAATTTGAGGTTAATAATGTTCTTTCATAAATTTCATATAGATATTTACTAACAACTTTATTTGCATAAACATCATCACTTATAGGAAATTCAATCGCACTCGAAGACACTCGATTTGGTTCTGTACCAGGATTTGATGTTTTAGTTGGTGGAGGTGGTGGTGGAGTTTTTTGTGTCATACCTTTAATGAATTCTTCAACAAATTCAATTTCAGGCCAAACATCATATAAATAACCTTTAGTTTCCCCAATAATATCACTATCACCCGGATATCTTAATTCGTATTTCTCTTGACCGTTTTCTCCCGGAGTTTCTTTAATAACTTGAGGCCAAGGATAAACCGGTTGATTTTTATCATCACCTGAGTCTTTACTGTCCGCACTAGCATTTGCTATTTGTTTATTAAAAATAACACCTTTTCTAATTTTAGAATCTCTTTGGTCCCAAGCTTTAGTATGAACATCATCTAATAAACGTAAAAACGCCTCTCCATTAGCAAATACAACCGCTAATACATTTCTAATTGTAGGAACAAACCCAATACCGTTATCTTTATTTTCTAATAATAATGACAACGCTTTTGTTAATTCGTCTTCAATTTTATCTCTCCAAGTTTTTAAATCTTTATTCATTTTATCAGTAAAATCAATAAATGAACCTGTACCTTCAAACACAAAGTAATTAGACACAACTTGTTTAGCACCATTTTTAAGTGTTAATGTAGTATTATCAAATTTATTTGAGTTTTGTAATTCAGCTTGGAATTTTGTTAAATCTTCAGGTGTAGGTTGACTATTTTTTTTCTGTAATTTATAAGTTTCAACTAAATCAATATCACTTGGATTAATATTGATAACAAACACACCCTGAGTTTCATACTTAATACTATTAGGAATAGAGCATTTAGTTACTTTACCATTAATAGTGTAACTACCTTTACCATCAACATTACCACAAGTAACATTTTCGTTAAGTAATTTATTATATTTGTCAATTAACCCTTTTAACTTTGATATTGCCTCACTTTTCTTTTGAGAATCTAAATTTTTCTTAAAGGTATAAATTTTTTGACCTGTTTTGTTTTTAATATAATAATTCTCAGTATCCATAAATTCATTGAACCAAGAAGTTTTTACATTATAAAAAACTTCTTTTTGATAGTTAAATAAATATGTACCATACGTCTCTAAGTTAGTTAAAGGGTCTAAATTTTGTTTTATAAAAGAATCAAGAATATTTTTAATAAAATTCTCAAGTCTATTTTTCATTTGCATTAAAGTAATTTCAGGAAAATCATCAGGAATCAAACCTTTTGATTTATATTCACTATACATTTCTCTAATTTTTTGATAACCTCGTTCAACCACAACATTTTCTGTTTGTGTTGTCTTACTTGGACCTCCACTAGTTTTACTAATATTAAATCTTGATTGATACATATGTGGAGTAGCCAATAAAGCACCCATAGTTATATCAGTTAATACCGTATATTTATATGTGTAAAATTTTAAATCAACAGTAAAATTAGAGGTTTCCGCATTATACGTAGTTGTGAAATTTTGTAACATTAAAGCCAATTTGACTGCTTTACCAAAATACCCTTTGATTGTTAAATAAAATAATGGGTATGGTAAATTAAAAAAGGCCGCATATGGTGAATTGTCCCCCGCCTCAAATAATGCACGTCCTTTAACATCTACTAACTTAATATCAATCGTTGGCATAAAATCCAATCCTTGTCTAATGTTAATTGATGTTATACCTAATAAACCGTTATCTGTTGAACCTGGTTTTCCCCCTGAACTAATAGTTTGTTTAATATAAAAATCATCACTGTTATTCGGATTAGTAATTCCTTTAAACGTTGGTTGATTAACCCCCTCACCTTTGAGAGCACCTTTACCGGTCATTTCATCAGTGTATGAATTATCTAAATAGGCCTTGTCACCCGGTTTTAAAAAATTAATTTTAGCAATAGATATTGTTCTAATTGAATCGTTGTTTCCAACCCCAATAGCTAATTTAGTTCTTGGTAATACACTACACTCAAGATTAGCATACATTACTAAATCTTCTTGGTTAACATATCTATCCAATACTTTATCATTACTATCAACAACTTTGTTTGGGTCAATAATTGTAATATTATTGTAGTCAAATTCGACCAATATATTTTCGGGTTTACCTACCATAATAATAGAAATGATTATCTAATTGAGATTTATATTCTTGTAAAGATGATACTAAAGGAAATGGAATTGTCAAGATACCACCATCCGGTATAGACCACTCATTACCACCAAAAATTGGATTTGCAGCAAGTATTAACCACCCAAATGTTGGTGTTCCGTAGTATTGTTGAGATATCTTATCTAACCTAGATTGACCAATCTTATAAATAAATCTTTTGTCTGAAGATTTACTAGAAATTGATATATACGGAACAACAGTTTGCTCCCCATTTAATAAAAATTGATTATATCGATTATAATTTTGTCTATTATCCATTTTTTAATTAAATTGAGTTTTATCGGTCCAAGTTGTTTTATCACCACCATTGTTACCATTATATAGTAAAGTTAAATTTTTAATTTGTTGGTCATTTGTTGACGACGGTTCTGTTGTATAAATAAATTTACGTATTTTACCTTTTTTATAAAGGTTTTCAACCACAAGATAATTTCTATATTTTTCACTTTTTTTAAGTGTTTTATAATATTTTTCTTCAGCATCTAATTCATCTTTAACTTTATCTCTAAAATTATTAACTATTTTATTGAATTTTTTACTTAGATTTGGCGTTGATTTGTCTAACTCATTAGTGATTATTGTTGATTTAAAAGTGTTAAATTTATCACTATTATTGAATACTTGAGCCATAATCATAAAAAATCTTTTATCTGAAATATCACTAATTTCAGTAGTGAATGGGTTAAAATCACCCGGACTATCATAGTCATTATATATTACACCTTCATCAATCAAAAATTGATTGAATGTTTGAAAATCTGTAGAAACTTTTTCATAATCTCTCCACAATTCTTCATATGTATTCGCAGGTATTGGGAAACTTGAGCTATCAGTTTCTGTTGTTCCTGAAATGTTATATATTTTTGATTTTGAATCAACAAAAATACCATCTGACAATGTTGTTACAAAATTAATTTTTCTAAACACTTGAACCATATCAACCTGTTGTTGAACAACATTACTAATAATACTATTTACACCTAAACTAAAATCAGCTTGATAATCAGTTAAATATTTTTTTAAATTTGTCTTAACACTTCTAAGAGTTGAATCATTAAAGTTATCAGCAATTAACCCTAAAATAATAAAATTAGTATCGTTATCCACATCATTAATTGTCTCGGTAAATAAATCATCTATTCTAGTTTCAAAAACAGATTTTCCAAAAATTTTAACCGTAGCCGGAACAGGTAAGTTTGTAGTATTAAAGTTAAATAAACCATCTGGATATTGTCTTTCTTTTGAAATTAATTGCCAAATACCGTCATTATATGATTTAGACATACTTTCCGCCTGATTTACAATATTAGTATAATAATCTTTAGTAACATCCAATAAACTATCCATAATTTTTGTATAGGTTATATCGCCTGTTTGACCACTAGCCCCATTAACAGTTGTTTGAATCTGACCTATAGTCTCTCCCGCAGGATTTGTTGGTTGATTATCAACCGTTGTTTGTGAAGGTTGTTCATCAATTAAAGATTGGAAATATTGTTTATCCAATTTCTTCCAACTATCATCAGTCGCTTTTGCTCTTTCATCGTAAATTTCCGTATTAGCATAATAATTAAATGATAATGCGTTTTGTAATTCTTCAACAGGTTTTTCAAGACCCATACCACCAATCATATCAAAATTCATTGTTACGTTAGCAATCATTGGTTGTATACCTATACCCTCAGGATTCATATCAAATACTAATGGTTCATAACTAAATGAAACCGCTTTAGGTATTATTTTACAATTATAAAAATCCCCAATCCTTAAAACTAATACCGGTGGTGCACCAAATGAGGTATTTAACGCGTCATTTGCAACTATTTGACCTTTATCACCAATAACAGGAATAGATTCACCAGGTCTAACACATTGATTTAAGAATGTTAAACGAGAGTTTAAACCTTCAGGTGTCATAGAGTGAAATGCAGGATTAAAATATTTAATTTTTTCCTGTATTGAATCGTACAACATTGGAACCTCTTTTTTAACCACATCAAAATAATCACATTCTGAAAGTAATCTTCTTAAAATTAATTTACTAATACCTTCTTTAATTGTTTTTTCAGTTCTATAACTTGGTTCAGGTTTAGGTTTTTGTTCTGTTGATGTTGTTGTTGTTTTTTGGTCAATAATTGGCTTTTCTAGAGGAACAACCGGTTTATCTTGAGGTATTGCCGTTACAGTTATGTCTGTAATAACAACTCTTCTACAAGCCATTGCCGATACGGAATACCATTGAGAATCTTTAGTTACTTTACCATTTTTATCTTTAATGTCATCAGTACAATTAATTGCGCCACCAAAACCATTTTTTGATGACTTAGGTATAGCAGCAGTATCACCTTCACCAAGAGTATCAATATTAGGAAATGTTAAAGTTTTATCTTCAGTTATAAATTTACCTAATTTAGTTGTTTTAAAATATTCGATAACTGAATTAGCTCTTCTTTTTGATAACGTAATATTATACGTTTCATTAGCTGGTGCTGATGCCGCCGCTCTTAATGACACTTTAATTATCCCTGTTTTCTCACTTAATATTTTAAAAGCATCTTCAATAAACCCTGTATTTATATAATTAAAATTATCAATAACAACATTTTCAAAAAATTGTTTAACATTAAGATTTGTACTTCCTGAAGCAAATGTTTTACTTGAAATTGCAACATATTGGTCTTGAGTTTTACTACTAGTATAACCATCATAATCTGACTTATATGTTGAATTAGGAATTGGATTTGTTCGATTACTAGGGCCCGGAATATCATTATCAAAATAAAATCCAAAATTATTATATTTTGAATCTAAATCACAAGAAGGTTCAGGATTTGTTTGAGGGTTACTATACCCCGCACTCGCATCAGTTCCAACAGATGCCGCCCCTACCGCACTTTCAATAACTGTTTTAGCAGTTTCTTTATCTAAATTAGGGTTGTTTAATATTTGTTGATAAGTGTATAAATCTTTAGTTGGAACCGTATTAAATTTCTTAGCTAACTCATATATATCGTATTTAACACATCCAGCAAAAAACGAATCAATTATAGAATTTATTCTTTCTTTATTTTGTCCTTTTAATTGTTTTTCAACAAGAACATTCATAACAGATGGATGGTCAACAATTATTTTCCAACTTAACGTACCCATTCTTCTAGTATCTTTATAGGTATATATTGGTTCGGGTCTACCTAAGAAAGATGTTTCAGACCAGTTAGCATTACTATTATCATTAAATTTTATATCATATGGTGGAAACCACATAACTCTACCCCCATTTGGACCTTTCTCACAAACAGGTAATTCATCATAAGTGTAACCCTGTTTACTTGATGTTCTCCAAGCCAAATTCTCAATTGAGAACATATATTTTTTAGCATACCCACCAACCCCATTAGGACCATCAGCAATTATGTTTGTTGAACCCGGATTTCTTGTTGGTGAAATATTTAAATTGAATGTGTTATCAAATACCGAACCTGCGTATTGTCGTCCACTTGTAGTTATACCATCAACTTTTTGTAAATCATTATAAGTATAGTATGGTGTGTCTTTAGTGAATACTCTACAATATTCAATACCAGCCTCACCACCCGTTGTTTGGTCAGTATACGACACAACTTGTGAACCTTTAGTCATTTCTTTATAACCATCGTGGAATACCTTACTAACTTGATTAATCGCATTACCTACGTGTTTTAATCTTGTAATACCTTGTACATTATCCGCAGAATCAACCAATCTTTGCGTTTGGTCTAAAATAGATGTTTTCTTAAATGTAAAATTAGTTGACTCATCACGAGTATAGTTACTACTAATTAAATTATATTCAGGGTCGGCAGAACCTGAACCCCCACCCGGTGTTGCTTTAAACCCCGCGTTTGGTTTGTATTTTGGTGATGTCCAAACAAATTGACCATCAATACCACCACCATCACTTAATGATTTAGCCGCAAGTCCAAAATTAAGAGTATCTTGGTTACCTTCATATAAAATACCTAATTCCGATGGTCCATAAACCGGAACATCTTCCTGTTGTCCAAAAGCATTAACAGGTACTTGATTTGGTGGAGAAGTTATTGTTGATGGTTCAGAATTTCTACTACCAACATAATAACCCCCAACTAACGTTCCATTATCAGGATTGATTAAACTAACTATTGCTTGTCCAATACCTAATAATCCACCAAAATTTTTATCATAACTTGGTTGATAACGGTTATAATTAAGATTTCTGAATAAAACAGACCTTTGTCCATTTCCGGTATTCGCTAAAAATATTTCAGAAGGATTTCTTTTAATATTTAAAATAGGTCCTAAAAATCCACCTGTTAATTGATTAACAACATTTAACGCTGTTGATGTTTGTTGTGTTTGACCATTTCTTGTATTATCCGTAAAATAATCTCCCGGAATTAACGAAACAGGCCAATACGCACCACCTAATCTTGTAATTAAATCTGCCGCCGCTGTGATAGGGTCTTCCGGTGATGTAATCTTCCAATTTCTATAAACTAAAGGTTCTTGTCCTGATATAATTAAACTAGCCTCAAAAGGGTCGGATAATGATTCTAAATTTACTTGACCAACAGTGTTAATAAAAATTTGTCTATTAATTCTATCTTGAAATAATTCATTAAGATATGTCGCACCTAATCTCGCCAAATAAGAATCCTGAGATAATGAACCATTGTCCCCCGTTGGATTTGTTGATAATAAAATATCATAAGGAGAATACGAAGAAGCAACAAAATTTGTTGGTAAATAAGGTTGGTGTATTGGTTGACCTAATATTAGAGTTGTAACACCATACATATCATTAAACCCACCAACAGGTCCATAGTAATTATCTATATATGCTGAATCAATAAAAAATTCATTAACTAAATCTAATGCGGTATCAGTCGGAGCGTATTCACCCTGATTTGAGTTTACCGGAAGTGGAGGCCCATTAAAATTAATATTTAAATCATATCCACCATTAGGACCATATTCATTTAACGGATATAATAATTGAGCAAAAGGGTCGTTAGCAATTAAATCATTTGGAGAATCAACAACACTAAAATTATTCAAAGATACTTCTGTGTTTAAATTTGATGCTGGCGGTGTATAAACTCCACTAACACTATATGGTACTAAATTTTTAGCCAATAAAATATCTCTAAATGAAGATGATGACGCAAATGATAATGTACTTGGCATATTTTTTTTCTTTTATAATAAATAGATTAATAACCTATTTTTAATGTAGTTTTACTATTATTCATTATTTTTTAGGCATTGGTCCAAAATTAGCGTCGGCAAATGCAGTTTTAACTTGACTCACAATTTGTTGTTGAACTTCAGGTTCTTTTAAAGCTCTCTGAAGTGATGCTGCGTCCACCCCATTAGGTGTTGTAACATTAACATTTAAATTCACATCAACAGTCGATTTATTATTTACAGATTGAGTTCCAACCGCATTATTTGTTGGATTAGTTCCTACAGGAATGTTTGAATTTTGAGGAGGTAATGTTCCGGTTGCTCGTTGGTAACTCTTAGCAATATCATTTAAAATTGGAAACGCGTTTGATAATTCAGTGGCTTGTTTCTCTACATTTGAAAACGCAGTAGTCATTTCATTTTTAACAAAACTACCAAAATTAGTTAAAATACCCCCTAAATCAGCTGTTACTTGACCTGTTTCAGCATATTGGTGAATTGCATTACCTAATGTATCGGCCGTTTTATCAATTCCTTTACCAATGTTTTTCGCCGATAAATTTTCACCAGGAATTTCTTTTACCGCTCCAGAAATTGCTTTAGCACCTTTTAAACCTTGTCCAACAGTTTTACTAGCCGCTAAACCTAAACCGGTTCTATCACCTAAACTATTAATTGCCGCAGCAACATCTTTAGTTGCGGATAATTGTTGTTTTGCTAAATCTTCCATTGACTCAGGTTTAGCATTAGCCATTTTTTCAAGAGCCTTAACTTCTTCAGGTGTTAATTTGTCAACATCTTTTGTCTCTCCCGCAGCGGTCTTTATTTGATAAGTTCCACCTTCACCCATTTCTGCCATATTGGCAATCATTTTCTTTTGGTCTTCACTAACATCCGGAAATGAAATTTCTTTCATTTTCTTATCTAAATCAGCACCACCTAACGCCATTTTGGTAAGTTGGTCATAAGAAATACCCATAGCTTGGGATATTTCTCTTAACTGACGTTTAGCTCCCGGCATAATTTCAAAACGCCCATCTTTACCAAGTTGAACAAATTGTTTACTCATTTGAGCAATTTGATTTTGTAATTCAGCAGGGTCATTTTGAGATAAATCCATTAACTTTAATGGGTCTAATAATGAACTCTGTGAAACACCTAATCTTTGCATTGCAGCAGCAACTTCGATAGCACCTTCAGGATTAAACACTTTTTCAGCAAAACCTAAAGTTTGTGACATATCGATTCTTAATGCCGTTGCCTGTGTGGCCATTTTTGCCAAACCTTCAACACCGCCTGCAAAATTATATTTATTAAGAGCGTTCATATTATCTAAAACTTTACCCGAAACCGCTTGTGCATTAACACCAGATTCTCGAGCGATATTAACAACTTTTAACATTTCACCTGTCGCTTTTCCCGCAGAAATCCCCACATCCGCCATACCACCAACTATTTTACTTGTCTCTTGACCTGTAACTTTCATTGTTGCATATAAATCTTTGGTCGTTTCTTCAGTTAACACAACGTTTCTACCTAATTCTTTAGATGCCTCTTGTTGAATTTTAAGAACATCGGCAACATCACCCCCTAATTTTCTTACAGAGGTAACAGATTCGGCCATACTCATCCTTAATATGTCGGACATTTCTTGACCTTGTCCAAACTGTTTGAGCATTGCACTTGCCGCCTCATCAAGAGTTAATACTATTTTAGCAATAGCTTCAGGATTAAAATTAGAACCAATTGCATCCCCCAATCCTCTTGAGGCTGATTTATCTTCCGGTGTTGTTTCTCCTGCCATAATTAAATGTGTTTATAAATAAATACACCAAACATAGATTTTAAACATCTAGTCTGGTGTATTATTCTCGATTAATCGGTTTATTAAGTGTTTTCTAAAATATGTCGGCATAGAATGAAAATCCGAATATGATACGTGTATTGATTGAGCCAAATACAAATATTCCTCAATCAACATTTGTCTATGATTAGAAGAAAGGACGAAAAAAGTCCACCCCAAAGGCAATCTCGAAAGATACCAATTCTCCTGATGGGGCGATTACACTTCTTTTTAAATCTAATGACGGCTCATTATCTTTTAAAAACTTTCTTATGTATTTTGAATCCATAATTGGTAAAGTATCAATAAATAAACTTATTTTTGATTTATCTTGTTCACCATCAATTTCAGCAATATGTTTCAATAATTTCCAAGTAATTCTTGGAACTTGTCTACCAGCAGGATATTGGTCAGCCATTTTATCTAACTCAATTGTATCATTAAACGTTGTTGGTCTTAATTTAACCGTAACACCTGTTTTTGGTAATTTAGTTGTAAATGTCCCATCCTCATCAGGTTTAACATCAGTTTTTCTAATATTTAATTCATCTAATTGAATAGTACCTACAAATGGTTTGTCAGTTGCCGGGTCAATTAAATTTATACTATATTCCGACCCAAATGATGTGTTTCTTAAAAATATTAAAATAGCCTCAACATCACCGTCTAAAAGTTCTTCAGGACGTAAGTCGTGCTCATACATTTTATTTCTTAATAATTTTAATATAATATTTTCACTACTACGACCGGCACCAATTAAATAATTCTCATCATTTGCTGTTAAATATCCAATCTTAACGGCCTTCTTTTTTGATTTGTAAAAAATACCTCCAGTCGGTAATTGAACCACATCGTGTGGTAAATTAAAATTTTGCGTTCCAGCGTCAATTAAACTTTGTTCCATATAATTTTGTTTTTATTATAAATAATAGAATATGTTTTTTTTAAATAAATAAAAAACCCACTTAAAAGTGGGTTTTATAGAAAATATAATACACATATTTTTTTTTAACAATTAATTTATTAATAAACTAATATACATCTATCCATACGAATAGTTGTTGAAATACCCGCAATAGCATCATCTGCGTAACCTAACGAATCAAAGTTAACGTCACTTAAAAACGCACCCTCTAAAATCCATTTTTCTACAACAACTCCGGTTGGGTCTAACATCTCAAGGTCAATGTTTTTCTTATAACCCGCAGCATACCCCATACGACCTGTAACTGACTCCGCACATAAACGAACCCACTCCATAAGAGCTTGTGACGCAGAAGGTCCAATTGGGTCTCTGAATTTAACTTGAATTGTTCCCCAAGTAAAACGACCTGCAACATATGTTGAAGTGTTTAAAAATGGTATTTCAATATCTTTAATTGTTATATGTGGTCTAGCAGCCGTCTCTACAAACCATTCGTTAATCCCTAACGTAGATGGGAATCGTACAATAAACCTATTTTTTCTTTTTGGTTCATACGGTATGGGCATTTTCATTAATAAATCAGCCATTTTTAAATTTGTTTTTAATTTTTATTTTTTTATCTTGTTTATTATAAATATAATCTATTTAATTTTTTTCACTTGACTTTTAGAATTAAAATTTGTATCATTCTAGAAATCCTAGTTTTTATATTAATATTTTATTTACTAGTTTTTATTTATTAAATGTTTTTAATTATAATAATTAATTTAATATTCTTTTTTAATACCTCCAGCTGTTGAATAAGTTTTAATTATATTCTCTGGGTCATCCTCAAAATGTTTCTTAACAACTTCCACATTTTTTAAATCGTCATCTGAAAAACCTATCTTAGGGACAAAATAATTGTTTATTTTATTTTTTAAGAAAGCCTTTTTCTGTATATGTTGAGACATTGCTTTAACATAATCAACAAATTCTTTTAAAGCTTTAATTTTTCCTTCTTCAGGATTTGTTGCCGAACCTTCACCATAAGTAACCGGATAAAATTTACATAAATCTAAATACTCTCTAATCATTTCTCTTTTAGAAGTGTTTTCCTCATCAGCTAAGTCTCTATATTTTTCTAAATTCCTAACTAATTCATTTGAATCAATACCATTAAGATTTGAAACTATATAATTATAACAAGCTTCTTTAATTACTGATGGTGTATGTCCTCTAGCCGTAACTATTGAAAATATTGACCCATTATTAATAGCCTCAACAAAATCATTCCAAGCAGGACCCGGTTTTGCTAACATAGTATCAATAATGAATTGTTTATCACCCTTAACCCCAAAATATCTAAAAGGGTCTTCAGCAAATCCAACAATCGTATGTCCGTCAAATTCAAACGGTTCTTTACCTATTTGTTCTCTATAAGTCGCAAAATCTTCAGTAGACATCCCGACCTCATCACCGTCTTCATCTTTTAATATAATTTTGGTCGGCATTGATACTATATTATCGTCCCAATCAAAAGCGTAATACTTTTCATCCGGAGCACCAAATTCATCAATACCCTCTACAATTCTATTTTTTAACATAATCTTAAATTAAGGCTTAATTATGACCCACTATTACAATGGGTCATAATTTTTTTATTATATATTCTCGAAAGAAGCTCCTGTTGGAGTAATATAGAACGTAATGTCTATAAAT